AACGAACCGAATGTACGCTGGAGGGCAAATGAAGCCAAATTAGAGCCATCACGGAGCAAACCATGAACCTCATCCATCTTATCCTTCCAATTAGCGTAACGCTCATTATAACCAAAAATAGAAGTACCATTAGTAATAGCCTGATCCGTAGATAACTGCTTAGCATAAATAGGCTCATTACCTACATTCTGGAGAATAGGATTAGCCATATCACTCTGAGAATCGACAGCAAGATAACGAGTAAGAATAGGATCAACACCAGTAGAATAGGTAACCTTAGGAGAAAGCCATGTAACAACCATAAGATAACCAGGCTCCTGAGCAGTAAAACCATCAATAACCAAATCATTACCATCTACATAGGCAGAACCAAACTTGGCAGCCATACCAGACATAGGGTTATTAATAGTATCACCAGAGCCATCTACAAAATTAGAAGTCTGATAAATACCTTTACTATAAACATCAAATGATCCACTTCCAAGAAGAACAGGCCTCTGAGCAATAGCATCATTAAGATTAGCACCATACTGGGCTTTAACATAATCTACAAGCCTATTACCAGCAAGATTATTCCTCTCAAGGAATTGCTGCATGGAATTAGCCGCTCTAAGAGCACTGATAGTAAAGTTACCTGTAGCAGCAGAAGTATCAAAAGATACAGCCTGTGCAACACCATTCTGAGGAGATGGAGTACATGACGTATAAAGGTCTGAACCGAAATTAGCCTGACGAAGCGCAGAAATATCTACACCATCATCAAACTTAGAACCTCCATTTTCAGTAGAATCACCAGTAGCACCATAGAAAAACGTATGCGCACCAGCATTTCTATCACTCGGAGTAACAATAGACGAAGTAGCCGGATTATAGGAAATAGTACCTATAGCCTTAGTAAATATATCCTTCTGAACTAAACTATTCCTAAACCAATCATTATATATCCTATGATATGCAAGCATAGGAAGAGCACTAATTTGCTGAGATTGCAATTCAGTAAACGAAGTAACGGGACACTTATAACCAAGATAATCCAACAGACTACCATTACCATAAGCTGCCTTATCTGACTCAGGATTAAATGAGAACACAGGAAGAACAACCTTAGCACCAGTCTTACCTTGCTGACCTGCAAGCCAATCCTCATAACGAGGAACCAAAATACGGGTCGGAACGAAGAACGCAGCATACTTCTGCTTAACTCTCATAAAAGTGTCAGAAGCAAGAGGAGGTAATTGTGAAGTCATTGCCACACGGAGCCGAACTGTAGAATTCGGTATCAATTCATCAGTAAGAATCGGTATAATTGTACCAACCTTACCTGTAAATAGATTCTGGAATGATTTATCAAAACCAGATTTCTTTTGTACCTTAACAGGTACCTTGTCATAGATATTTGCCATAAACTTTAAATTAAATTAAACAATCATTTCTTATTTCCTTTACGCCATAACAATCGTATCAAAGAAAACCAAAATAAGACCTTTATAGCCACAATAAAAACTAATGCAATAATAATTACCAGAAAGTATAGAAACATAGCTTAAAACGGCTTAAAATCGATTAAAATCTGCTCTTTCGGAACGCTGCAATATTAGTCTGGATGATAGTTTCCGCTCTCTGCTGTCGTTCCAACTTTTCACTATCGCATACAATCTTGGCGACTCGAGCAAACGTTTCATAATCGTCTGGATTAGGTTCGTTGTCTGCCAATTCGATACATTTTCTAATAAAGTCCTTCTGAATACGGTCCTGTAAAGCTGTCGAGACCATCTTTGATAACGCAGTCTGGCGATAGCGCCCTGTAAGCGCATCCTTAACGTAGAGAAGGCGTAACCTGTAGTAACGCGGGAGTTTGTACTCTTTTCCATTTAACTTATACTTTATTGAATCACATAACCTAACAACCTGTTTGTCCAACCAAATAGGGTTAAGACCACTTAGATTGTCGAAACTGGGAAGATCGACTAAGTCACCTAATATGTCTTTACGCATCATAGCATCACGCTTCTCTGTAGGAACACCATAACCAACAGAGGTAACCTTACGAGGCTTGACAACCAATCCTTTAATTACGGCATCATCCTCAAGACACTTCTGCTTGGTAATATACTTAGAAACGTAACGAGCTGTACGCTCAACATCAGTAAAACTAATCTTCTTGAAACAAGTGTAACCATTATGCTCTTCCCAATCTTTCTTGAAACGCATAACATCTTCATCGGAGAGACCAACAAGGAGGCCATGATAATGAGGGCGATGAGTACGGGGACCATACTCTCCACAAATCAAATATCCAAAGTCAACCTTACGACCAGCATGATAGTCAATCTGACGACGAACACGTTTCTTCCATAACTGTATATCTCTGTTATTAAGAGAATAGACATTAGAAGGGCGCTCACCTGTCTCCTCATCTACAATATCCTCTTCACTAATAGCATTATCTGACTCAATATCCAACTGAGCATACTCTAATCCATTCCATTCATTTTTCTTTTCAGGAAGACCATAGTAGACATCCAATGGCATATCATCAGGGTTATCACAAACCTCACTCTCACAATCGAAATTCTCATTCTCATCCAATGGAACATCTGGTTGAGGAGCAAATGAAGCAGGACGATACTTTGAAGGATTCTTTAAAAGAGGAACCAATTCACGATCAACAATCTCTCCATCAGCATCAAACGCAACGGGAACATGTTCATTAGCATAAGTCAATGTTATAAACCAAAGAGAACCACGCTTAGCTTGCTCTTCAATAGTACGAATAACATAGCTATTCTGATTATCTTTAATACACTCTGGGCAATGTCCACAAGGAACATGAACCTTTACTTTACGACCACAAATCTCTCGAGTCAATTGAACAGGTGAAACACACATAATCTACTTAAATTAAAAATTAAACATCAAAACCATTCTTGAGCAATATACGCATTACCTTAGAGTCCTGAAGCAAATCCGGACGAACCTTAAGAATCATACGAATAATATCAATATCGTGATTAGCTCGAAGATTATATCCACTTATAACGAAACTAATCAATGTAATAGCAATAATAGCCACAACACCAACAATAGATAGAATAGTAATCATAAATTAACTTGAACTTTTAAATTATAGTGCAAAGATACAACTTATTTTTCAATCCTGCAATAGACCAACTAAAATTGTTATAAAATACAACTAAAATAATACTACCGGATTAAGAGCCTTAATCACCATTCCAAGCTGAGTAACCATCTTTATAAAACGAGGAAGAGCAGGACCTTCGATATCATTTACAGTAACAAATCTACCAGTCTTTAAATCATTCTCAATCTCTTGAGCCTTCCACTTACTATGATTAACAAGGCTACCACTATAGAGATTCTCCGTCAACGCATAGATATAACCATTATCGATAAGACCTTGCTCATAAGCAGCATGTACAAGCTGAGCAGCAGCACTAGCCTTAGCTTGCTCTGTCTGAGCTGACATAAGGGCTTGCTGGAACGGAAGCAAAGCAACCATATTCTTAATCTCCTGATCAGTCTTTCTCTCCATAGACTTACGAAGAGCAGTCTCTGCCATAATAAGATACTTGCGCTCCTCTTCAGTAGCAGCCTGCTTCTTAAGCAACTCAACCTCTTCTCCAATCTTACCAATATTAGCACGAATCTGATCAATCTGAGACTCATTAAGGTCATTAGATATCTTCATACCTTGCACCATGAGATTATTATAATCATCACGAACCTTAGCATCCTTCTCCTTAAGATCGGCATCAGCATTCTTAACACGAATCTCAGCATTCGCCAACTTATCCTGAATCTGCAACTGCTTAGACTGCATAGCTAACTGAGCAACCTGTGAAAGGTCAACCTGAGCTGGACCAACATTGGCAGCACTAGCGGTAGCATTAGAGCCAGCTTGAGTAGTAACTCCACCTTGCATTGCCAGGGCAGGATTGACACCTGCGGCTTGCATATCTGCCACTGTACGTTGATACTTAGTAGAATCCATCTGTTGATTCCATTCACGAGCTCTCTGGGCTTCATATTTATTGAATATATTCTGTTCACGTCTCACTCTATCACTCTCATTCTGATTCATAGCGCGAGAAGCCAACGACGCAACAGCACTTATAAATGCACCTATAGCCATATGTCACATAAATTAATACTTAAATTGTGGGGTATGTACACCAGAATTTCCGGCGATTTCTTAAATCCCAACTGAACACAAACTTTGTGTGTCACTTCGCTTATTAATATCAAGTAATAGAGCGAAGCTTACTTCTGCTCAACAGAAGCGGTCTCCTTGACTGTTCCAGTACGCTTAATGTAGTCACCCATCTTATAGGCATCAAACACGTCTGAAGGCTTTCCAAGAATCTCACCAGGGTCTTCAATACCATTATACTGGTCTTCACTGTCAGCAATAGAGGCAGGAACCTCTCCATTAGCAAGACACTCATTAAGATCAATAAAACCAAACTGATCTACCTCATGTATATCCTTTACCGGATCAAATCCACAATCACAAATCATAATTATAATCTTTTTAAAATTAAACTTAACTCAACGTTGAAAAGGGGAGGCAGTATAAAACTGCCACCCTTATCAAAACTAACTCAACTGTTTACCTGAACGATTGAGAACAACATCCTCTCCATGCTCATAGGCTGGATCCTGAAGAGATGGAACACTGTAACGGGCAAGAGGCATAGATACCTTATAATCAAAATAAGTATCGCACCAATAACCAAACCTACTTACATCACCAGAAATAGCAGCAACCTGATCCAAATAACTAGTAGGAATCTGAAGGAAATTAGAATTAATCGATGGAACAACACCAGGAGTAGTACCAAACGAACCGAATGTACGCTGGAGGGCAAATGAAGCCAAATTAGAGCCATCACGGAGCAAACCATGAACCTCATCCATCTTATCCTTCCAATTAGCGTAACGCTCATTATAACCAAAAAT